GCTTGTTATTTCGCTTTTTTCACCGTCTTTAATTTGATAGGTTTTTCTAAACCATTTATGATTACATCTTGCACCACCCTTGTAAAGCCATATAGAATAAGTATCAGAACCGCCTTTGCCAAAACCAGCATTTACAACTTTATTTCCCATCGCCACAATATCCTCTTTACGATAAACCTTTTCAGCTCCTACCATTTTAGAACAAAACTGTCTGCTATTTGAACCAACCTTTTGCGGTGCATAAGAATAACGTACTAAAAACTCAACGCCTTTTTGACTTTCTTGTTTTGAATTACCATCCTGTGTGCTTTTTGCGTTTGGCTTTGCTGTTCCTGTGGTTACAAAGTTCCATATTTTAGAAAGCGTTGTTTCTTCTTGTTCTGGCTCGGTGTTTAAATCTGTAATAACTTCGTCTAGTTCGTCATTTAATTCATAATCAACTTCGCTTTCATCCACTAAATCATATTCCGCTAGTAGTTCGCTTTCATCTTGCCCTAAGTCAATTAATTCATCAGCTATATCACTTCCTATTTCATCAGGTAAATCTTGGCTAAGTTTAACCCCTGTTTCTTCTTCTCGTGTTTCAGCATCCTCAACATTCTCTAGGTCTGTAAATTCCAACGGTTGAAGCGTTTTAAAGTATAATTTAAGGCTCATTTGATTATAAGCTAATATACTATCAAAAGCGTCTATTAAAAGCATTTGAAACGGTCTTATAACGGTGTTATCCATTAATGTAGATGCAGTCTTTAATTCGTCTGCATTATTACCTAAACCGCTATTGTCTTTAATACCTAAAAGCATAGGACTAACAACCCTATGACCTACCATTATTTTTTTAGTACATTCATCACTAACATATTGATAAGTGTTGTGTGCTTCACTTATTTGTAATGTTTCAACAGTTGCCGCACTTTCTGAATTATCATTAAATGCTAAAATAAATTTAGAACCAGAAGTACCAGTAAATTTATCAGCTATACGGTTTTCTATTGCTTGACGTTCTTCGGCGTTTGGTGTTCCGTTATTAAACTGAATTAAAGTATTAGGACTGAAGGAATTAACGGTATTATTGAGGTGGTATATTGACACTTGCTCTTCTGTTTCGCACCAATTTAAAACACCTTGATAATCTGGACTAGAATAATATTTATAACCAGCTCGGTAAGGCTTTACATATATAATCTCAATATTTTCTTTGCTATAACCAAAAGACGGTATTCTAGTAGTGTCATCAACTTTTTTAACTTTAGACCAGTCGTCTGAATAGTAATAAGCTGTAATTTCTCCTTTGTCGTTACATTTTTCTGCTCTTAAATTTTCAACAGGAATATGTTCAACTTGTGCAATAGTTTTTTTATCTTTAGAATAAATAACTTGCATAGCACACTGACCCATTAATTTAAGGTCATAACACAATTTACGAACCATATCTTTATGAAACAAAGAAATCATTTTGGCGTATTGCTCTGGCTTTTTATTTGAATTTAAAGCATTTAGTCCACGTCCGTAAATCATCTCGCTAATACCGTTTATAATAGCGTTATTTGTTGGGCTACCGTTGTAACGGTCAATTAAATACTTAAAGTAATTATTATCAGCACCATAAGAAACCCATTCTTTATTGGACTTCTCAACAATTTCTGGCGTTGTGTAAGTGCTTAAATTTACTATTCTTAAATCGTTCATATTTATATTATTATAAATTCGTTATCCGAACTTTCTTCACTTATATATTGATTTTTATTAACGCTGTAATATTCGTCATTACTTTGGTTAATAGCTTGGTTTGTGCAAAAAACCTTATCTTTATAAATTATGTTGTTTAAATAACTAACTTGTAAAGTATAAAAATCGTTTTCAGTTAATGTTCCGAAAACCGCATTAAAAGAAATATAATTACCATCAATTACTGAAGTAGCATTAACTGTAATACTTTTATTTGTGCTTTCGCTTGTTAGTTTCAAGTTCAAAGTGCCAACCGTAAATTCTCTAGGAATTATTTTAAAGGTTTTGTTTCCGCTTGTGGTTATTAACTTCATATTAATATATAAATAAAAAACAAATATTTTGTATTGTGTAGGTATAAAAAAAGGGTTATCCGTTAAGATAACCCTAATTTAAAAGTAAAATTACTAATTAAGCTGTTGGGTCGATTTGAACCGCCGAAGCATCATCAGTAATAACAGTTGATGTTACAAAGTAAGGCGGTGCAGTTTCTTGTGCATTTACCGTTAAAGTGTAACCTGTTAAATCTCCCATTGCTGCACCTGTAACGATAGTACCACCGTTTACTTCGCCACCATTTTCAAGTCCTACCAAAAAGAAATTACCATTATAATCTTCAACTGCAACGTGAGGACGTGCGTGTGCGATTAATTTAAGTTCTTCCTGTGTAGCTTTGTCTTGAAAAGTCAAAGTCATATTTAATGTAGTATCATAGAAAGTAGTACCGTTTTCTCGGCTTGAAGTAATTGCAGTTTCCATTGAACTGTTACCTTTTACATCAAACTGAAACCACGTTGGAGTTCCAGAAACACCTGTAATTTCTCCAGCTACGATTGTCGCATCCCCTAAAGTTCCGTAATCCGAAAAATAGATAGTTTTAATTCCGCCGGCTGCCGACTTACACGGTACTTTACGCCCGCTAGTTATTGAACAATTTGCCATATTTTTAAAGTTTTTTTTAATAAAAAAGGGTAGGCAATTTTACCCACCCTTTTAAATTTGATTAGTTAATTATTATACAGTTTTTCTGTAAACGATGTCAGTTACTTGTGCGTATTGTACTCCAGAAGTAAATCTCATTACTACACGTACATTCTGAGAACCGTCATTCTCTGCCATATCAATTACTCGTACTTCGTTCAAGTCATTTAATAGACCAGTTCCAAAGAATAAGTTTGATTTTTCAGCTGCGATAATAGTTCCGTTTGCAGCACCTCTTGCAGGTACAACAGGAATTCCGTCAAAGAATAAAGAACCTAAAGATTGGTTGTTACCTTTGTTTTCGTAACCGTTAGCACCTTCGCCACCAGACTGGAAACCACCTAAAGCACGAGTGTAAGCACGAATAACATCAGAAGCAGCATAGATGTATAAATCTTCTGAACCGTAAACAGCGGTAGGAATTGCGTCTGCAACATTTCCTAATTCAGAAATAACGTTTGCAGAAGTAATCGCTGCACCTGTTAAATCTTGTCCTGCTGGTAAATTAGCATCAGCATCTAATAAAGTTGCAAAACCGTCAAATTGACCGCTATTTGCAGTTGAACCAGACCAAATATTTTTTTCAGTTCTGTCAGCTACTTTTGCAGCAACGTGAGCCAATACGAAATCAGCAAAGTTTGGAGCTAAGTTGTCAAAAGCAGAATAACCCATTTGTTCAGCTTCCCAAGAAGAATGCAATGTTTTCTTACAAATGTCAAGGTTTACTTGAAATTCCTCTGGTTGTAGGATAGCTTCTGTTAAAGTTAGCGTTCCTGCGTCTGTTTGGAAATCACAAGTTGCATCTTTTACGATGTCATCAGTTGATGCTTTTTGAATTACAGATTTGAATTTTACGTTTGGCATAACGGTAATTAAACCTTTATCCAAAGTATCAGCGGATAGTAAAGCAGCTGCGATATACTTGCCACTAAATTCTCCTGCGTAAGTTGTTGTTAATGATACACTCATTTTATTTAATTTTTAGTTGTTATTAATTATTTAGTCTTGCCATTACTCTATCTATTGTAGTGCTTTTTCTGTTTTTAGAAACACTAAATTTAGATATTGTTTTTTTTACTTCTGGGTTTGATACAATAGGCTCGGCACTTGGCTCGTTTAATTCAGCTTGTACTTCAACAGGAATTTCATTTAGTTCAACTCTTTCGTGTTTAGCTAATTCTTCTGTTAAAAGGTTTCCTAAGTCATCAGCACTTAAATCCTCTTTTGGCTCTAACATTGCTTTGATTTCTTCAATCATTGACTTAACCTCTGCTAATTCCTCTTTAGTAGCGTAACCCATTTCTTCCTTTTCTTTTGCTTCAACTTCTTCAACTTCTTCAACCTCTTCGGCTTCTTCGTCTTTAATTTCTGCAATTACACCATCTTCTGTAACTACCAATATTTTACCGTCTTCCAATGCGTACTCGCCAACAGGCAAAGCAACTTTCTCATCTTCTGTAACAATAAACACTTCTACACCACTTTCAAATGTATCGGCTTCAATGACAGTACCGTTGTCTAGTTTAGCTTGTTCCAATTTAACTTCTTCGTTTAAATTTAGAACGTCTTTGATTTTTTCAATTACGTTGTTTGATTTCATACTTATATATAATTTAGATTAATTTAATTTGTATTTTCGTTATGCTTTTTTCTGAATTACGAACCATTCTACACCATCGCTCCATATAGCCACACCCTCATAGCTTTTATTTATTCTATATGCGTTTGAGCTACCGTCTAATGTTTGACCGCCTAATGGTGTTATATCAAAATGGTCTGCTGCTACAAATGTTCCGTCAGAAATAAATCTAATCATTCTATTTGCGTTTAATATTGCACTTGGTAAATTACAAATAGCTAAACCATTTCCACCACTCCACGAAATTTTGAATAAAAAAGTATTGTCATATATAGCACTACTTAAATCTATATTGTCAGTATCTTGTGCTGTTATACTTGTGGGAACAATATAATTTTTTAAGTTATATAATGTACTCTGTTTAGTTTCTCCATTTTGAACCGTTGCAATTAATTCACTACCTTGTAATTCAGTTGCTATTGGTAAAGCACTTATTTTTGAGTTTGCCATAATATACTATTTTCCTTGTCCTTTATATTTTTTTTTATAATTCTTGCTATTTTTAGATAAACTTGTCTTACTCTTAGCGTGTATTCCTTTACGTTTCTTTTTTGGCTTTTCTATTTTAACAGATAATTGTTGTTTAGCCATTATTTCTCTATTTTAAAGTTATTTTCTTGTAACAAAAAATCTCCGTTTTCTAAAAGAATAAAGTTTTCATTTTTAGACATTTCTCCAATACCTTGTGCAATTATATCTCCATTACAACACTCAATAGAATACGCATCCCTATCTCTACATAAACAACCTCTTCGACCGTTTCTAGGACTTGTTTTGCTTGGTGTAAAATACTTTGACCACTTAATCATTTTCTAATTGTTTAAGTTTAGCTTCTGCCCACGTTTTAGCCGATTTGCCACCCCACAATAAAAAAGATATAGTTCCACAGGCTTGTTTATCTTCTGGCTTGTAATATGCTTCTGCTCTTGACAAATAAGAGTACATTCTTTTTATCGTTTCTTTGCTTATTGGTTTACCTTGTGCTAATTGTTGAGCTCTAATTTTTCCAACTTGTGTAGCACACTTATTATTAACCGCTTCGTTTAGTTCTAAACCTCTTTTAGCGTTGTTACTTACCGAACTAGGATAATCAGAGTAGCTTTCTAAAACCATTTTTTTACCGCCTTTTACTCGTTTATCATTTTTGATAATTGCCTTTATTTCGGCTAATAAATATTCAGCTTCTTGTTCTTCTATTTGTGCTAATTCGTCTTTTATTGTTTGGTCGTTTGGGCGTTCCATTTTATCGGCAAAGTAACCCTCTATTGAAAAACCTTTTACCTTACCTGTCTTCACAAACTCGTTCCAGATTTGGTCGTTGTTTACTTTAACAGAACCAACCCAAGTTCCCAAAGGTAAATCCATTCCGTACTTTACAGACTTATCGTGTACTTTGTCCTCAACTATCCAACTCTCAACTAAACTCAACCCCTCTATTGCGTGTTGATGTTCTAGTGTTGAGTTGTTTTGTTTACTATTCATTAAGTACATTTGAGATGCTTTTAAGACAGTATCTTTTGAAAAATATATATAGTACTCGTCTTCGCCATTACGTCTGTAAATCGGCTTATTTGGTATTAATAAAGCACCCATTAATATTTTACGCTCTCCGTCAATTTCTGCAAGTTTAAATTCTTGGCTTTTTAAAGCAATAAAATCTTCTTCAATAGCTGGGTTTTCAACTACGCTTATAGCTTCAATTCCCAATTCACTTTCTTCGTCTAATATTAATTCTACTATTCTCATAATTATATATAATTAAATTCGTTTATTTTTGTTTTTTAAATTGTTGCACCCTCAACAATATTGTTTTCTAAACTTTGAGCTGTAGTAATGTCATTCGATACTACATAAGCCTGTATTGGCTCGTTTGTTTGTTCTGCCACTGTATCAGCTAAAACGCTTGTTTCACTTGCTCCGACTACATTAAAACTTGGGGGAGCTGGGGCAGCACCAACAGAAGCACCACCAACGGAAGCACCGCCACCGCCACCGCCTTTCGGTACTTTAGTTTTTTTAATGTTTTGTATTTGCTTCATTCCAGCGAATACGGCAGCACCAGCGGCTGCAACACCTAAAGCTGGTCCAACAACAGGAATACCAGCCAATGAAGCATACGAACTTTGAGCGGATTGATAAGTTTGTATTAAAGTTGAAGCAATAGCTAAAGCCTTACCAGCGGCTGTTTCTTTTCCTGCAATTTCAGAAAACGAACTTAAAGCGTTTCCAACTTTAGCTAAATTTTCTTGTTTTGCCTTAGCTGTATTTTTATCAATTTCAACCTCTGCTTTGTCAAGAGCTATTTTATTATCTAACCTTTTACCATTATAAAAATCAATTATACTTTGTTTCTGTTCTTCGGTTGCTCCTAATCTGTCAAGTTCGGCAAGTTTACGTTCTTCTTCAAGGTTTATTTTTTCAAGTTCTGTTTCAGCTTCTCTATCTTTTTGTTTCTGTCTGAAATCTTCCTGTATTTTTGATATTGCATCAGTCCTTAATTTTTCATCAGCTATTTTTTTATCTTGTATAGCTTTTTCCTCTGATGCTGCTGCTTTGTTTTGTGCTTCAATTTGTTTACTTATAGTATTAACTTCCCTTTGAACTTGACGAGCTGCGTTTGCCCTAGCAGCAACCTGTCTATTTACAGCCGCAATAGCCTCAGCTTCTTTTGTTAAATTTTCTTTATTACTTCTACTAAATGTGTTTTCTTGAATTTGAGCATCTCGCCTTAGTTCTAAAAATTCAGTTTCTTTATCTAATAAACTATCTTCTAATTTTTGAGCATCTAATAAAGCCTGTTTTCTTTCTTCTGCTGAAAATCGCTCCTCTTGTCTAGACTTTAGTCTTAATTGTGCTATCTCACTTTCTAGCTTTGAACGGTCTACAATTAAATCACGTTCTATTTTATCTGCTTTTGCTCTCATATCAGCTACTTTTGCAGCTGCTTTTCCCTCTCTTATTTGTTCAGCCGTAAATTCTTTTACAGCATTTGTTGCATTTTTAACAGTGTCCGTTATACTATCAACCCCTAAAACAACTTTTCCAACACTATCTGCCGCAATTTTACCAGCTTCTTTGAAATTACCTTTAAACAGTTGTTCGACAGCACGTCCTAAATTCGGAATTAAATTAATTAACCCCTCAAACCTAGTGATTATATTATCTTTGATTAAATTAGCAAAGCCTGTTATTGCTTGTTTAGGGTTTTCAAAAGCACTTATTAACCCCTCGCCTAAATCTGCCATTAAATCTACTAAATTTCCTGTTAAAGCACCAACAACACTTAGTATTTTATTGAATTTATTTTGACCCTCTTCGCTACCTTTAAACGCTGCTGTTAAAGCTGTAATACCTATAATTAAAGCACCTATCCCAGTGGATATAATAGCCACACGCATACTCTTAAAGCCAGTTGTAACCCCCTTTAAAACACCTATAACACCTTTAAAACCACTTACTGCACCGCCTGAAAACCTATCTAATTGGCTTGTCATTTCAGAGGTATTTCCAGATGTTTGTTTTATTTCTTTATTTACGTCATCAATACCTTTCTCTAAATCCTTTAAACCCTTTGTAGCTTGTTTACTATTAACGTTTAATTCTATTGTTTTTTCTATTGCCATTTTATCTCTTGTTTTAAAGCTTTGTAACCCTCTTTAATTGTTGTAGGTAATTTATATTTGCCTTGTGCAATTCGCAAGTTTTCAGTTTCTCCGTTTGCGTATTTTAAACTCTCTATTATTAATTTTATCATAACGTTGTTTCAAATAAATCTGTGTCAAATGAGCCAACTTCTGTACCGTCAATATCATAAATAGCTCTTATAGATATTTTGTAAGTTGTATCACTATCTAAATCCGACAATGATGCATCAATTATATTTGGAGCATCCGAATATATTACAAGTTTTAGTACGTCATCTTCAAAACCCTCGTACCTTAATAGGTTGGGTTCAGAAGACAAAGAGTTAAATTGAAAACTTATAGCATCTGGTTGTATATTTGTCGTTTCTAAATTTTGAACTCTTGGTAAATTTTGGTCTTGTGAGTTTATAATTTGTGATACATTTTCTATTAAATTGTAAAGCTCTAAATCACTCTTATTTGTCAATAAATTTGTTTTTATAGAGTTTATTCTATATCTAGTAGTACCTATAACAAATATGTCGTTTAGCCTATATTTTAAAATTATATTTAACGGCAAGTATGCAGATACGTTTGTTTTTCTTGCATTTTTTGAGAATAAATTAACAATATAATTCCTGTAATATTTTGTAAATAAGTCATTTGATGAAGTTTGCGTATCGCCTCCAGTTGTTAATGTGTACTCATCAGCTTCAATACCAAAATTTAAAGTATTACTAATATTCCCAGTTGAAAAATTTACCACACTATTGGATGGTCTTAAATATGAGGTTAAATTAGTTATTGTGCCATCTGAATTTTCAAATTCTATATCATCCCCGTTTGTTGATGTGTTATTTACAAAGAATAACAGAGGTTTACCTATTGTAGGTTCAAACTTTTTATCTAACATTGCACCTTGCGTAATAGTAGTTAAATTTCCCGTTAATTCATTAGTTAATCTCTCGTACATCATTTTCTCAAAATCAACTTCTATTTTATAGTCGCCCCCATCCCATTCATCATTTCCATAGCTTTCTTCTGAAAACTTGTTGCCTTGCATTTCTTCTGAATATTGTACTAAATACGATTTTTTACTTTTAAAATTAAAATTCATATTCCTAAATTGTAGTAACTTAGATACAGTTTTTTTACTTGTATCTACATATTCAGTTATATCATAAGTTTTACCAGCGTTATAGTAATCGTCTAAAGGCAATACCGTTATAATACCATTCTCTTTATATGCTGTTAAATTAAACATAGTAAAGATATTTTTTATAAAATCAAATATTTTCATTTTAGGCAAATGATTGTTTATTGTTACAATGTTCTCCAAACCTGTTGCTGCCTTTGCATAGTTTCCTGTTGATAAAACTTGTTCGCCACCACTTATAATTCTTACTTTTTGAACCTGTAAGTCTTGAGATAAACCCAAAGTGTTACTAGTACTTATTTTAATCGTTATATCAATAATTACCCCAGAATAATTAAAATTGGTTAATATATGGGTAAAGGTTTGACCACCCACTCCAGTTGCAAAAAATAACTCTGAATTATCAGACGTATTCAAAAATTGAACGTCATACTCCCTATCTGGGTCGTTGCTATTAACTGTTAAATTAAATCTATACCCTATAATGTAAGAAAATCCAAGAATACCGCTTTGAATTGTAGGTATTGCAAATCTTTGTTCGACACCACTAACTAAATCGTAATTGTTTGCTGCATCATCAACAGTTTGTAAAGCGTAAAATCTAGTACTTATATCTTGAATTGAACCCCCCTCATCTGCATTTGATAAGTAACCCTCTTCTCTATGAAGCCACAACCTTAAAGAATTAAAAACAGAACTATTTAAAAATTCGTTACTGAATTTTATTTGTGGATAAGTTCTTTCTATTGCATTAAATATAGCCTTAACTTTTATTGCTGGTTTTAAATCCGCATAATTTAAGTAAGTATTTGTTATAGCATCTTTATAACCAGCGTTGCCATTATATCCATAACGCATATTTTTACTGTGCGTTATAAGTGGGAATATTACATCTTCATTAACCGCAGAACCTAACAACCTACTTTTAACAAAATCACTATTGTATTCAAAATTCAAACTGTCTGGATATATTAATGAGCTTAATTCGTTTTCTGCAAGTATTTGTTTGAATTCAACTGTTTCTCCTGTAAATACTAATTTATATGAATAAGCAACATTGTTTTTTAACTCAACGGAAGTTAAACTAAATTTGCCTTTTTTATAATCTATACCGTTTAATTGAATAAGTCCATCGCCTTTAAATCTGGCATCAAAACTGTTTGCTACTTCACTATTGTAATAATGTTTAAAGAATTTATTATTATGCTTAGATGCTGGTACGCTAAACTGTTGGCTAAACGGAGCAAATATTTTAGCTGGGTCTTTTACGTTTTGAATAGTATCTGTAATTGAAACGCTCTCGTCTTTAAATAATTCTAATTTTATATAATCGTCATATATTTGATAGTCTTGATTTGTTCCAGAAAAACTACCGCCATCAATGTCTAGTGTATCACTTCCGCTTGGTGCTATTGCAGTTATACGCCCAACTACACCAGAGTTTAAATTTTTAATTAATTGACCTACTCTAAAATTTCCGTTTGTAAAATCTGTTGCATTATCTACAAGCCTTGTTGTTGTAGTAAAAGAACCTTTGCCAGTGTACTTATCCCCACCTCTAATATATAAGTCTATTATCTGCATTTATCTTATGTTGTTTATAGTGTCAAAAGCAAAATCTATTTTTATATTGTAATTGATTAATTTGTCATTTAAACTTGTTTTATAACTAAAACCGCTATCGCTTACATTAACAGGTAAAACAACGTTATCTATTTCTATCCAGCAATCCTCACTTAATTGCATTTGCTTAAATACCTCGTTATATTCTTCTGGATAAAAACCAGTGTTTAAGTCCATTTTTTCATTGCCTATTTTATAAAGGCTTTTTTGTTGGTGCTTGTCAAATGCGTAACTATTTGCCACAAGTGTATTTCTTTTAAAATCTTCTGTTTTGGTTGATAGTTGTTTATTACTACGCTTAAAGAACCAAAGGTTTTGCAACGCTCCAAATTTATTTATAAAACTTAATTTATAAGGTTCGTATTTACACTCACTAATATTTTCAACTTTAACAATAGAAACGCCATCGTCTGAATTAATGTAAATAGTATCAACAGGAAACGTAACATTATTATCTAAAAATTCATTCAAACATATATTGCCCTCAAAAATTCCATCGTCAATAATAACCCTTTCTTCAAATCCATCTGCTCCATTTACAGTATTTGAAATATATTTTATTTGAGTTGATGACGTTGTTGTTGGTGCAAAAGTTTCTTTATAAACTTCTTGATTTTCTGAATAGTAATCAACGCTTGTAACCTTGCTTGTGTCAATAGGTAAAACAACTGGAGCGTCATCTAATTTAACTACCGTATAATTTGACTGTAAAAGTCCGCTATCGTTTTGAGGATTAACTCCATCTTGAAAATATCCATAACCATAAAAACCTCTGTTTAAAACAATAGGTAAATCTATTGAAAGTCCAGCTACAATTTTTCTTATTTGATAATCGACCAACACAATTTCTGTTTCATAATCTTCTGCGTTATAGTCCATAAAATCCCTTACAAGTTCTGCAATTTCAAAATTTACAGTGAAGTTTACCGCATTTGAATTTAAAACATAAGTAGCTGTAACAGGTCTTGAAGTTCCTTGTGTTCCTGTATATATCCAAAGACTTAAAATTGCACTTTCTAAATTGCTTTCGTTTAAATATACATAGTAAGGACTTCTTACATTAATTTTTGCCATTTTATCGTTTTGTTAATTTTATTAAATCTTTTTCCAACCCTAAAGAATAAGCCTTGAGTAATTCATCTGGCAACCTTTTGAAAGCTGCTACAAATGGTTCCGTAAAAAACAAACTAGGTTTAATTCCTTTTTGATATATACTTCTTGAAATTAAAAAAGCCGTACTTTGGTAACTTAAAAAACGCCCAGACTTTTTATCTCTAAATTGTATTTTTTTACGTTTAACCCATTTATCTATGCTATTTGTTAAACCGCCTTTTTTACCTGTGCCACTTCCAAACCTAAACGGACTGTTCGGTGCTTTTGCACTTGACGATTTACCTCTAACCCCTTTGTCTTGGAATTCTCCGTATTGCTCCATATTAAAGCCTAATTCAGCACCTTTTGCAGTTAGCTCTATGTCATACCCTAAACTGTTATAAAGTGCCTTAGTGTCGTTCCTATCGCTTTTTGATAGGTTGCTTCTGCTTTGTTGAATAACATACTTTGCAAACTTATTTAATTCGTCTTGTAGGTATTTATCTGCTAACATATTTCAATGTCATTGTTTACAAGTACATCAAACGTTGCAGTCCAACCAGCTACCTTATTTTCAAACCTATCTACAAATGGTTCTAAATTTGCATCGCCCTCTAATTGATATTGACTGCTATATAAATCGCCACGCCTTAAAACTTGGACTAACTTATTTAATACGGCTAATTGCGTGTTTAAAACGTCTTGTTCGTTATTGTTGCCTATAAATATATCCGTTGTAGGCTCTTTACTTTCATCTACTATATCCATTGACAATATAGATATATTAAACCTCAAGACGCTTTCTTGTGCTGTAACGCTGTTTATAATCAAATGAGATAATGGAAATATAGACTGCTTAGATAAATCAATATCAAACAAATCGCCCTCTGTAACTGTGTTTACATTTATATCACTTAGTAAAGCGTTTTTAATTGCTTCGGTTAATAAATAGTAACCTCTTATTCCTGTGTAACTCATTTGAATTTGCTTTTAATATTTCTTGCTTCTATCTCGTTTTTCTCTTTTGTATATGTTAAATACGTTAAACATTCGTGTACGTTTAATTTAGTGATATTTTCAAATCTCGTAATATCTCCGTTAGCGATTGCATAGACTGAATTGTACCATCCCCACTTGGTTGTGAAGCCAGAAATTGCACTAAACTCTCCTCGTTCTGTTTGCTCGAAGAGTTCAGAATAGCTGTCGATAAGTCTTTGCCTAAATTGTAAAAAAAAACCATAGCACCAAAACAAGCATCTAAAGGATAGTTCTTTGCTTCTTCGTTTGTGTCTGGGTCGTATTCTTTAAGCGTATATCTTTGCCCTTGCTTTAAGTCAATAGGTCTATATAGAACATTCATAGCCCTATGTAGGTTGTCGTTATCTCCCATAAATGTATCTAAGTCCACGTACTCGCCAAAACTCATATTTTCTAAGTCTGGTATAAATCCGTAATCTTTACCATTCAACTGAAACCTATTTATAAGTTGATGCTCTGTGTCAAACATATTATTTATGATAAGACAAATATCGTTTATGTCTTTTGCTTTCATTGAACGGACAACCTCAATAGGCACTTTACAAAATATCTCAATCATCTTAGACTGCACCTCTGCTTCCTTAGTTAATTCCAATTTAGAAAACTCTTGATACTGCCCTAAAGTGATTTCGTTTAAAGTAGTTGGTATGCTTAATTTTACTTTCATATTAATATATAAACTTTTTTAATTTATTTTAGTAACTATAAGATACAAAAAAACCCCTACATTTCTGCAAGGGTTATTTAAAATTTTTTGTTTATTTTAATTATTTAATTTAGATATATAATTTTCTATAAATTCTTTACCTTTATTATCTACATTGTAAACTGTAATATCAGTATCACCTAAAGTGTGTCCGTTAGATGTGGCTCTGGACCAAGCCATTGCGAATTCAGTTGCTTGTTTGTTTGTTTGAAATTTTAATGTTGCATTCATAGTGTTATTGTTTTTGTTCTCTACAAAGATACACCTTTTTTTGAAATAACAAACATTTAATTAACTTTTTTTTTATTTTTTTTTTAAAACAGATTAAGATACGGTATATTTACCTCTGTTTGGGTTTTGTAGTTGAAAGCCTACTGCATAACGAACCGCATCAATTAGATGGTTCCATTTGTCTATTGGTGTATTTGATTTGCGTTCTAACCAACAATAATTATTAAACTCTTTAATTAAGTTTGTGCTATCTGGACTTACTATAATGTCATAGTCTTGTAATAAACTAATTCCATAGGTAACACTCCCTTGTCCTTTTATACTTGGTCGTACATTACAACCCTTTGCTTTTATTTCGCTTAGTAGTCTAGGCTCTGCACTATCGCCAATGATTAAACCCTCTCTGGCGTGTTTTAAATTTAGCTGTGCTATTTGTGAAGTTGTTAATCTTTGCAAATAGAAACATTCTTTTAAATATATTCGTTTGTTAGAACTATCAATATTGACTTCAACTAAAGTACTAGGGTCTGCTGCAAAACCATAATCTTGCCCCCAAACGCTTGTGCCTATATGCTTAAATTCTCCAACGCTCCAATTATTAAATATAACTCCCTCTGCTTTGTTTAGCCACGCACCTAACATTTGCTGTTTGTACTTCTCTGGTCTGCGTTCTCGCATTTGCTTTATTTGTTGAATATAGCTTTCGGAGAGGTTGTTTATGTTATCCTTGTAAGTTGTGTGTATATATGTAGTGTTTTCTTTAGTTATATTGCTACCCTCTTGCACACCTCTATCTTCAAAGAAACGTCTGTAAATAAAATGTTCTTTTGTGGTTGGGTTTAGTATTAATATTATTCTGTTTGCTTTGCCTTGTTGTCTTACCGATAAATCAATAGTATCAAACTTTTGTTCGTCCACTAATTCCTCTGCTTCATCAACTACCCACGTGGTAATCCCTTGTAAAGATTTTAAGTTTGCTGTCTGGTCGCCACTTGAAGTTTTTATCCCTCTGAATATTATTTTACTTCCTGTCTTTTTATTTATTATTTCATCTTTAGTAATGTAAAAGTCTGCTATTGAACCAAACTGTTCTAGCTTGTCTATAAACTCTGGAATGATTGATATATAAGCAGAGGTTAATGTATAACGTGTAAACAGTATCGTGTGCCCTTGTTCGTATGTAAGCATAACAAGTAAGGCGTTTACTGAAAAAGATTTTCCAGAACCACGCCCACCACTTACAATAAAATACCTGCTGTCGCTTTCAACAATAGGCATATATTTCTTTTTTACCTCAATCAACGAATTTAATTAAATCTCTAAAATTAATGTTTAAGCCCTCACTAGAGTTAATATCAACACTTTCCTTAGGTTTACCATAACGATAGCTTAAATATAGCTGTATGGCTCTTATATCGCCTTTAGATACTAACTCCCCTAACTTGCTTACTGCTTCGTCTTTGTCTATTATAGCGTCTAAGCGTTCTATTAATTTTATCTCATCTGCCTTTGGTGGTCTGCCACCTTTGTTTCCTTTTGTACCTTTGTTGTTTACTCTCTTATCCATAATCAGTATTTAATTAGTTAACTGAACTTATTAATATATAAACAGAATTACTTTTTTTTAGAACAACTTATATTCAGCTTCTTTAATTCTTTGCTCTGCTATCTCAAAATATTTATCATCCATTTCAATACCTATAAATTTTCTGTTTGTATTTACACAAGCAACCCCTGTACTTCCAGAACCCATTGTAAAATCTAAAACTGTTTCGTTTTCGTTTGTGTAGGTTTTTATTAAGTATTCCATTAATGCTATTGGTTTTTGTGTTGGGTGTAAGCCGCTTTTATCTTTGCTTAAATTATTAATAACAGGTATTTGTGTTATTAATGTTCTAGGGTATCCAAACTCATTACTATTATCATTATCCACTTGATAGTATTTACCATAATTATCCGTTTGATGTTCTTTTGATTTACCCATATTACCAGTAGTATTTTTCTTATATGGTTGTGGGTTGTATGTGCATTGTTTTTTATAAAATACGCTTATTGTTTCATTGTTTCTTAATGGTTGTTTTTTAGCGTTTAAGAAACCCGTACATCTTTTTTTATCCCAAACCCAATCATATTTGTAATTCTTAATGTTACTCATCCTTAAAGCAGAACTAAACGGCTCAGAACCAAATAAAACTATCGCACCGTTAGGCTTTATAATTCTATTAAGCTGCTCCCACATTAAGTCAAAAGGTATTACACTATCCCATTTACAAGCTGTTGTTCCGTATGGTGGGTCTGTTATTATTGCATCAATACTTTTATCTTGTATTGTTTTCATTACCTCTAAGCAATTTCCTTTATATAGTTTCATATTAAAATAATCTTATTTGTGCTTTGTGTTGCTCTATTCTTTTTATAGCTGCATTATAATATTCTTTGTCGAGTTCACAAGCTGTTAAATCAAAACCTAAATTATGACAGGCAATAGCGATACTTCCAGAACCTAAATGTGTATCTAATATCTTATCTCCCTTTTTTGCGTAATTCATTAAAAGCCATTCGTAAAGTTTAACTGGTTTTTGTGTTGGGTGTATTTTACTGTCACAGTCATTTATATACGCATCTGCTCTGCTGTATTGATATATTTTAAAAGTATTTATATTTGTTTTCGCTAACTCTCCTTCTTTAAAATTACCACTATTTCCTTTATACCAAATCACAACACCCTCTAAATTTAATTCGTGGAAATAATTACCTCCCCATACAATTTGATTTTTAGATACTCTTTGTAATTCTGTAAAATATTTTAAATCTGGTATTTCATTATCCCATTCTGTTTTATGGTATTCTTTATAAGTTCCAGCGTTTTTAGTAAATCCTTTTTTATTACTCAAACCCTCTTGAACCTTGTCTTGGTTTATCCCATAAGGCGGGTCTACAATAGCAAGGTCGAAGTGGTTATTTTCATACCTTGCCATCAGTTTAATATTATCCTCGTTTGTTATCAGCATAATACTGGGTTTTTAACTTTCTTGTTTATTTTTGCTCCTTTTACTTCTAGTATTTGTTTAGGCTTTACTCTATGCTTTAATGATGCGTTAAAGGGGTCTAGACGTGTTTGTTTAAATTCTTGGACTGTTTCTATATCCCATTCGCTTATAACATCTGTAATGCACTTAATACGCTTTAATGTTTCGCTTGTGTTTGTTTGTGCTATTTGTTTTTTTGCTTTTGGTTTTGGTTTTTCTTTTTTTGTAAAAGGCTTTGAAAATGCTAATTTAAGTTCGTCTATTAATTCATCGTGTTTGTCTTTGTATTGGTATTCTATAACATCTATTGTATTGCAATGAAATAATACTAAATCGTGCTTTGTGTTTATTTCGTTTCCTATTGCCTGAAAGGTTGCACCTGTTTCCCTAGCTAATTTACAAAACACTTTTCTAGCATATACATATTTTCTTTTTCTTGACCTTGTGGCTATATCCAAACCAAACTTTTTATCTACCGCTTTTTTTAATTTATCTAATCTCATTTTCTTTATATTTTACTATCTATAACTCCTATTAAGTATCTTAATTCAGAGCGTTCCCATTCTCCTAGTTTAACTCCGTTTATACTGAATTTATAATAGTCTTTTCTTTCTGCTTTTTTTAGTTCTATATTTATATACATATTAATCTATTTTAGTAAACTCTGCTGTTTGTTCTTTATTTATTTCTTCTTTGTTTTGAAAGTAGTTATCTACTAAGGCATCAATCATAACTAGCTCATCAATACTAGCTGTTTTTATTTTGTGTATTAAGCTGTCTATTTTGTTTAGTACATTAGTACACATCTCTGGGTTATTATGATACACTGTATTAAACCCCTCTTGGTATATTCGTTCTAGTATTTTAGAAGTCTTATTAACTTGTAGCTTTACATTTTGTTTAAATGCTTTACTGCCTTTTAAATCGTCATTAGCTTCAAGTAGTAATTGGCTTATCAATACG